ATCCTGACAACACGACACAGCAAAGAAGAAAGGAACCTGAACATGTCCGTCTACCCCAACTCGGTGTTCGCCGATCTCCAGAAGAAGGCTTGGCCCTGGACCTTCGAGGGCGAGCTGCAGGTACGAAACATCGCCGGTGGCGTCCCCTCCGACCCGCGCGTGGCCGAGGGCTGGCTACGGTCCAAGGTCAGCACCACCGACCAGGTCATCCAGGAAATGATCGCCACCACCATGACCGAGCGTGGCGTCACGGTCGACGAGGCCACCAAGATCGTCGACCAGCTCAAGCACCTGAACGGCTTCAAGCGGATGCCGGAAGACGACCCGGAGGCCGCCAAGGCTCTGTACATCGAGGGTCGTCAGCTCAAGGCTGCTCTGAAGGAAGCTGCCAGCGTGGCCGTCGCGGCTGGCAAGCTCGGCGCGCGCGGCTGGGGCAAGACCAACAAGGGTCTGTTGTCCTACCTGGCCGAGCACGTCATGGTCGTTGAGGACGTGCTGCCGCTGCGAGACCCCAACAGCGGAGCACCGGTCACCGACCCCACTGGCATCACCCAGCGGTTCGTCCACACCTTCCGGGGATCGGGCATCCAGTACGAAGAGTACGTGGAACTGGCCAGCGTCAAGTTCCGAGTCAAGACCGACCACGATTTCACCCGGGAGCAGTGGGGCATGATCTGGCTGACCGGCCAGGAGCAGGGGCTGGGCGCCAGTCGATCGCAGGGATACGGCCGGTACTCGATCACCTCTTGGGAACTGGTTCCCACTGCGTGACCGTCCGGTGCGGGGGAGCAGGTGGCGCGCCATCTGCCCCCCCGGATCGCTCCGACTAATCTCCCCAGCGACGAACCTGCCCCTTTCGCACCCAATTCCGACGAACCTACCCTGGGACTCACCGGCCCTCCTCGCGACTGACGTGCCATGTCCCGTTCAAGCCAAACTACCGTCGCTGCCCCGTTCCGACATCCCCACCCAGCTCACTGATTCGCCTTCCCTTCGCCTTTTCCGACTTGTCATCATCCAATCAACCCGGCCCTAGCCCATTCCCGATCTAACCCGACTCACCGCGTCCGATGCTACCCCACGTCCGACAGACCGTTTCTATCCTATCCGCACTCATACTGACGTATCCCCGCGATCCGACGCCTACGCACTCGCTGCCCGACAACCCCCCGCACACCAACTGCGGCCCGTCACCGACAAACCGACTCAATACGCCCCACCCACCCGACTCACCACTTCGTTTCCGCCCCTGCCTATCGCTACCTCCCACCTCGACAAATCAGATCGCTACTGTACCTCGTCGACCCATCTCCGACTACCCTCGCCCCGGTCGTACCATCCTCAGCCGACTACCCTTGCCCCCAGCCATCCACCCTCTCCTGACTACCCTTGCCCGATCCCCCGCCAGCCCGATCAACCGACATACCGATTCCCCGCACCGGCATCCCTACTGACAGAACACAGCCGATCGATCCGATAAAAAAGCCACCCTCATCCGACTATCCCGCTAACTCCTTCCCAAATCGCTCCCTTCGACTACCCGTCTAGACCCAAGGCCTGATCCCCCCGTCTCCATACCGACTGGTCGACTGCAAACCTTGCCTCGCCACACCGACTAGGGCCCCCCCGATAGAATCAGTCCATAATCACGCGTTCGCGCGTAAGGGAGGACGCTAGTGACCGAAGCCAGGATCGTGTCGTTTAGTGAACTGCAAACCGCCCGTCATTGTCCGCTCAAACACCAACTCAGCTATGTCGAGCGGTGGACCAAAGAACACGACGCGCTGGCGCCCACATCCAAAGGCACAGCCTGGCATGCCGTGCTGGAGGAGCACTATAACACCATCAAGAAGCACCAGGACGCCGCCCAAACGGCCCAATATCCGTGGACTTCCCCTGGGTCGTTGCAGGAGACGCTCCAGGCCTGCCGCCAGCGGGTAAGCGCGTTGATCGAGGATGTTATCGCGCCGCGCAGCCCAGAGCTGGCCGACCTGATCCGCTGGGCCTATGCGGGTCATCTGGCCTGCCAACCTCCTAACACTATGGTTACTGTGGCCACCTGGCAGGGAGGAGGTAGGCAACCGGCTATTTGGACACAGGTGCCCATACAGGATGTAAAGCCCGGCGACCGCGTAGTTAGCTGGGCCAAGCATGAGCGAGGTGTGGGTTGGGTGTCCAAATCCGGAAAACCAGTCACTCGCGTAGGTACTAGGCATTATCGAGGCAACCTGATAGAGGCGGCAACAGCGTCGCATAGCAGTCGGTACACCGCAGACCATATCGCCGTGGCGATCATCGGTGAAGAGCCCGCCCGTTGGGCCGTGTATCTCATGCGGAAAGGAGATCAGTTCCGGATAGGGCATGCTAAGTGGCGAACAGGTAGTAAGGGACACCTGTTCGGCCCAGTCCACCGCGCACGCACGGAAAAGGCCGACGCTGTATGGGTCCTAAACGGCCACGACACCAAGGAATCGGCGTGGCTGGCAGAAATGACTGCGGCACACCGATATGGCATCCCTACCCAGCTGTTTCGGTCTGGCGCATTCCCTTCGGACCAGTTCTGGGCTGCGGTGGGACCCAACGTCCATCGGGCTGTTGCCTGCCTGAACGCGTACGGCAGAGACATCAAATACCCGCTATGGGAACTGGGCGGTGCTGCTGAACGCTGGATGATCGTGCCCAAGCCAATCAGGGCGTGCAATCTGATGGATGGGATGCGATTGTTGTCGTTGGGCGACATAGTCCCCGGTCCCCGGGGCGAGATACGCGCTCCGCACACGTCAGAGGCGTGGCAACCGGTGAAGGTCCGTCGCGTGGCTTATGACGGCCCGGTTTATTCACTGGAGGTGGCCGACGATCATACCTACTTTGCCGATGGACTGTTGACCCACAATTGCTATGGTCTGGACGAAGAGTGGCGCGTCGTCGCGGTGGAGCACCAAGCGGTCTGCAGGCTGCCGACACCAACCGGCAGGCCATCCGGTTTCAAACTGAAGATGAAGATCGACCTAATCGTCGGTAAACTAACGCAGTCCGGTGCCAAACAGCTGTGGGTGGTCGACCACAAGTTCGTCAGCAATCTGCCCAAGGGCAAAGAGCTGGACCTGGACGACCAATTCGGGCTGTACACCTGGGGTCTGCGCAAGATGGGTAAGACGGTGTTCGGCCAGATCTACGACGCCGCACGCTCGCAACGGCTGGTCGGTGAGGCTAAGGTCTGGGACGGCAACACCGACCAGGATTACTACCCCGGCATCGTTCAACCGCTAAAAGAGCGGTTTCAGCGAACACCCATGTACCGCACCGACATCGAGCTGGACACGATCGCCGTCGAAGCCTATCTGACCGCCAAGGCCAGATATCAGCAGCAGCGTGAGTTGTCGCGCGCGGGCGTGGACAGCCCTCGGCACACCGACCCGCAGACCTGCCGCTATCTGTGCGATTACACCGAGCCCTGCCTGGCTGGTCGTAAGGGAGCTGATCTGCGCGAGTATCTGGACGCCAAAGGATACCGGCAAGACTTTACCCGTCACTAGGAGAACGTATGTCCAGGCCCGATCCGGATCGGCGGGTAAAAAACGTCTGGCGGATCGAGTCTCATAGCCCCGACCAGCCGGACCAGATGGATTATTGGGACTACGTGACCGAGACCGCCTACGGCTGGCGCGTGCCATCGATGCTGAAGGAACTGCGGGGGAGCAAGCGAGCAAAGCGATTGGGGTTGGCGTTCCGGGCCAGACGGCTGGAGACCAAGTCGTTCATCGAGGACTGGTAGCTTACTCGGTGGTGATAATTCCCTATCGCGTATTTGACTGAGAGGAACCACACAGTGGCCAGCAGCGTCCTAGCTCCACGACAGCACGCACCCACACAGAAGGAGATTTCACCATGCGCGCATTCGTGATCGTCTTGGTCGCGGCCGGAGTGCTGGCCACCGGCACGGGCTGCAACACCGATGTCAAGCCGGAGCCTACCGACCCGCCCGTTGCCTCCACCACGCTGGCCGCCGGAACGATATCCGGCGAGGGCGTGACCCTGGTCGGACCGAGCAAGGGCCAGATGGCGCCCGGACGCTACCAGACGAACGGTCCGGCCGCCGATTCCGGCGGGAACTGCTATTGGGCCCGGCTGAAGGACACCACGGGCGAGCTGGACGCGATCCTGGCCAACAGCGACATCGGCGGGTCCACCGTCGTTACCATCAAGACCACCGACAAGGCGTTCGAATCGTCGGGCTGCCAGCCCTGGAAGAAAATAAACTAGCTGATAGGAGCGTGGCGCGCCACTGTGCCCGGAAACTGCTCAACCTGCGGAAGCGTCCTGGTAAACTGCGGTTTGTGTGGACGCCGAAACGTCTGCCCTAGCTGCGATCTGCAGAAACATGGCGTAGGCAAATGCGTTCGCGGGGGCAACTGACTACCCTCCCTCAGCCCCGCCCAGCTCGGCTCCACTCCACGGGAAAGGAACCCCATGATCGCCCTAGCCTCCTCCGGTCTAGACCTCAACCACGTCAATTGGCCAGGCGCCGTTACCATCATCGGTGTGGCGATCTGCGTGGCCGCTGTGCTGATCGCACTGTTCAAGTACATGGACTAGCCGAGTTCTCGCCAACCGAAAAAGGGAAGAACCTCGTGACAGGAAAACTAGGCACCAGCGCGGCTATCGCGCTGGTCGTAACGGTGGCCCTGGCCACCGGCTGCCGGTCAGGTTCGCCGATCGATGACGGCGGCGGAAACGGCGGAGGTGTCGATATCGACATCGACCACCCGACCCGCACTGTGACCGCCAAGCCGACCCAGCGCGCCACCTCCCCCGCCCGCCGTCCTGGCATCCGACCGATCAAGCCGATCAAGCCGGTGTCCCCGGCCAAACCCATCAACCCGAGGAAGGTCCGATGAACCAGCGCGCCAATCAGCTGTCCGGCGCCGTCATCGCCTGTGCGGCGACGGTGGCCCTGGCGCTATCGGCTTGCGGTAGTGGCGCAGGATCGCGTGACGACAATCGCGGACACGGCGACGTGACCACGGGCAAAAAGGACTATACGCCACCGCGCATCGTGAACAACGCCGACGGCTACCCCAACGTCTCGATCAAGTGCGACGGAGAGTTCGGCTACCTGATCTTCACCGCCACTCACCACAGCGGGGACGCGCCACCTGTGGTCGTGCCCGACCCGCGTTGCCCCGGCTGGCGCCCAGGGCTGCAGGCACCCGGCCAGCCCGCCACCGGCAGCACGCCGCCTTCCAAGGACGATGGCGGGTGACCGACGACCCCGCCGAGCTTTAGGTAGGGTGGGGGGATTGCCACGGGGACAACCAATGTGATACGCTGCCCCCAGCAATCCCCCCAGGGAGAGGACGGAACCGATGCCAGAGACCAAGAGGATGGTCGTCACGATGACCGTGGTCGCCGACGTCCGGGCCAGCGAACGGGACATGGAGCGGTATCTGGAGCATTCGTTGGCGATCGCATGGGACACCAATCCCGTTCGCGAGGTGCTGAGGGTCACCGCCACCGACGCTCTGGCAGCGATCTGATGTGCGACAACTGCGGACGAGTGATCTGCGTCTGCAGGCCCCCCGGTAAGACTACCTGAATACAGCGAGGTGCCCCACCGGTCCGGCCGCCAGGGAAGAGGAGCAGCCAAGACCGGTGGGGCACCGGCGTGTGGGGGGTTCTGGTAAATGTCACATAGGCATGGGCCTGGTGTCGGTGGGGGCAGGCTGCTCCTGGTACGACGGAGACTTACCGGTGGCCCCTAGAGACAGCATGAGGCGCGCCACCTGCCCGTGCCCGTTCTCCTCCAGCCATCTGGCCAGCGCATAATACACGACGAACACGACGCCGGTAACGGCCTGGGTGGTCGTACCCGGGTCCAGGCCAAGCCCGAATCTAGCAGCCTGGCCGATCACCACACTGACCAGGAACGGAATCACCGTTCGAATCAGGGACTCGATCATACGCGACCTTTCTAATGCACCCGGAGCAGCACGCCCCAAGTATCGGGACCGATGACGCCATCGACCGCTACCTTGCCCCAGGCCTGCACCGAACGAACGGCCTTGTCCATGGTGGTATCAAAATCGCGATCCATGACCGTGCCGATCTCCGGATGGCTGCGTGCCAGCAGCAGTCCACGAGCCGTCTGAACCGCCTCGTTGGTCCCCTTGGCACCCTTGGCGATCGTCGGCAGTTTGCCCACCATGTTCTCCGTCCAACCGCTCGATGACGCGCCACCGCTGTAGGCCGGACGCCCGTAGCCAGCGATCACGCTGTAACTGCGCACTCGGCGCGCCACCGCGTCGCCCGTGTTCCCCTCGATAGTTTGAACACGGCCATCGCCCAGCGCGGTCTCCACTATACCAACGTGATCGATGGCCCCAACGTTGTTGGTGGCGCCCCAGTCGAAAAACACGATGTCGCCGGGTTTGGCCGAGTTTATTTCCGACTCGGTTCCGACGTGCCACCTGCCTGCGCGCTGAAAATCCTGTGCGTGCCACACCGTATAGGCCCGGTCTCCGGCAGGTAGCACGGCTGCCGCGTTGCCAGAGTGACGCGCCCAATAGGTTACCGACATGTCGCACCACGGTTCGCGCAGATACAGGCTGCCATGGTTGGTCGAATACTCTCGGGTGATGTCGTTGGGGCGTCCACTAGTGCCGATGCTCGCACGGGCCGAGTTCAGCATCGAGGTAACGCCGCTCACTTCGCCGCTCCCCGATAGAACCCGTTCGGGTCGTGCGGGCCGAACAACCCGGCCAGCACTTTCTCTTCGTCTAGCTCGGTAGCGTGATGCGCGCGCGGGTCGACATCTACAGTTGCCAGATGGCCGATGTCCTCCGGCTGACCTACTTCTTCAGGCATCCCAGGTCCACCCGTAGTTTGTGAAACTGCTGCTGAGCGCGAATAGACCTGGCCTTCTGGGCCGGATCTCGAATGGTATCGGGCACGGGGTTATCGAGAGTCTCGAACAGATCACACCAGCGCTTATCCGATTGGCGCTGCTGGTAGCCCGAGTACACGATACTAAACCCCAACATCAATAGCACACTGAGCACGATCACCGCTATCGAGATGATAAGCGCCTGTCGGGGCGGAAGCGGGGGTGGCGAGATGCCCGCCTTCATTTCATCATCGCCATGATCAGGACCCAGATGCCCCAGGCTGTGAGGGCTGCTGAGATTGCGACGATGACGGATCGGTAAGTTCTGGTCGCAGCGCCAGTTGCACCACTCGCGCTGCTCCTGGGATGCCGACCATTGCTGTATACAACGCCAGTAGCGGTACGTTCACCTGGCCGTTTAGCTGCTGGTACAAGATACCAAACGAACCCACGCCCAACAGCACCAGGTCCCGAATCATCGCCACGACGGTTGATGGACTCCACAAACGGTCACCTCTCTGCCTGGGGCTAGACGGTAGGGTTACTTGGGGACGATTTGCAGTGCGCATTGTGCTTTAGCTATTACGCCGATTCGCCATCCCTCCACGGAATCATGGTACTGGGTCGCTCGGAACCCCAGTTCGTGACCAGGATTTACGTAGGCGAACACGGGGAACCGTTTGTGACAGACCGATACGTCGTGGTTCGGGTCGCTGCGGCTAAGGTCGTCGTGTTCGGTCGGGGCATACCACTCCTCATGGTATCCGACCTCGACGATATCCCCAGACTGGTCATACTCGATCTGCCAGAACTGCAGCTCGGTGCCGCTACTGAAGTCCTCGAACCGGCAAGCCACCACACCCTGGGCCAGATACCCGGCCGATCCGCCCTTACATACGACATCGGGCGCAGACGTGCCGCCCCAATGGTTGGCCGAATCCGATACCGCCCGATTGAACTTGATCGCCGTGCCGTCCCCACCAGTGAACCGGTCGGTAATTGACACACTGACCGGAGTGAATGAGGTACTGGTGTCTACATTGATGTAGGCCATTTGGTCTTCCCCCCTTTATTCGTGCTTGCGCATCCACATAGCCATCATGTACTGGCCACCGCCCAGGGAGTTGTCGATGTTGAGCGCGCCACCGCTGTTCTGATACACGCATCCCTCGACGTAGAACCCAGCGGGCAACGGCACGAAAGCAAATGTGGACAGATACGCGTTGGCCGTCGAGTTGGGCATCATGCCATCTCGGCCGTAGACCACGCCGTCACTGCGCTTGAGGAAGATATCGCGTTTTCCTGTGGCATTCCCGGCAAATGCCCCGAACGCGCAGACCAAGTAGATCCCGCTGGTGTTCGAGGTGATGCGGGTGTTGTTGGTCACCGTGTCGTGCATGCCGTCGGTGTCCCACAACTCGGTGGCGAAGTTCAACGCCGTGTCCACGTTGTTGGTGATGGATTGGTTGGCGTTGTGTCGTACCTCGGCAAACGGCTGGTGAGTCATAAAATAGATGGCATCGCGGACTTCGGTGTTCATCAGGCTGGCCGTTACGACCTCGCCCACCGACCAAGTACGCGGAGCTGGTGCTGTTCCCACAGGCTATGTTCTTTCTACTCTTCCCTGAATCAGTACCCCAGGGCGTTGTCGTTATCCAGCGCGCCTAGATCAGCGTCGTCCAGTGTAAGCAGACTAAGATCCTGTGCCGATTGCAGGGTCCATGTGGTCACCCAGGATCCCGGGGTGAAGTCGTGGGCGATGCCCCGAATATACTCGTCTCGACTGATCACAGTACCCCCTCCGGGAGGCCTGCGCAACACGGTGATCCGGTCGCCAATCTCCCGTCCCAGCGCCTGCGGGAACAACAGTGTGTCGTCCGACAGCGGGAAGATGGTCAGCGCATCGAACCTAAGCTCGGGCTCTTTGCGCTGGGCAACCAGCCATTGCGCAAATGTCAGCGCGATGGTGTCGCTTTGCATCTGCAGGTCGGTCCGCTCAAACGTGTGGCGCAAATAACGCTGGATGCTGCTAGAGTCAAACGCGTTCTGTGGAGTCCCGTTGGCCCTGCTGATAGTAGCATCATTGACCAATTGGGCGTCGTCGTAGCTGATTTCTACGTTGGTATAGGGCAGCTCGTCTCCGCCACCATCGCCAAAAGTTGCTTGGCTGTGCGCGCTACGCGCCTCGATCAACGACGATCCCAACCCCCGGTAAAAGATCCGACCAGCACCATCGATGTACAACTCGCCCAGACCAGAGTCTGCGGCCAGTTGGAGCTCACTTAGCGCGTCAGTGCCGTAGGTGGTGTCCTGCAGCACCGTGGTATCGGTGTCGTTGATCGCCCGGCTGACTTGCGACCAGCCCAGTGTGTCCAGAATACGGTTAAGCCGGTCGCTAACCGTATCGCCGTTCCCAATCGCTCCTACCTCGGCCATACCTACGTTATTCAGCACTTTGAACTGGTCACTAGCGTTTACCTGGACCTCGCTCCAGTTGGGCCCATCCCAGTTGATGTCCCAATTATCGGCGAATCCCAGAAACAGATCGTAGACCAGATCGATGCCGCGCAGATAGTCCCCGGCCGCTGCCGTCTGGGACAACGGCTGACTAAGCGCAATCTGGTAATAACCATTACCCAGGCTGGTCACCCCCGTAACCCGTCGAGGAACGGTGTCGTACCGGCTGTTCGAGTTGTCATAGTGCGCAACCCAATCGTCCAGCACGATCGGCAGAAACACAGGAGAATCAACCAGCGCCACCGTCGCGTTCCAGATGTACCAAACGTCGGTGCCCGCAGGCGTGCCACCGTGGTAGGCCTGAAGACGGATTCGTGACGCGTTGGGCGGAGCCACATAGTCGTCTGACAGCTGCGTCCAGGTGGCAGCAGCCACCGTTACCTGGGTTCCGGTATCGGTCTGGATTAGCGAGTCGGAACTGTCGTACCAGGACACGGCGGTGCGCAGATCAGACCATCCGGCGGGGGAATATGCCCAGATATAGGCTCGATAGGTGTGACCCGGCGCCACCGTTCCCACCGCCGTGTGGTCGGTAACCGCGCCACCGCTGGCCGACGATCCGTTCGGCGTGATCTTTAGGCTGGCCACCTGCTCCGGATAGACCGTCCCGGTGTCCCGGCTGATGCTGGCGTTGAGCCCGGTCCAGCCGGTGGTGTTCGTGTCGAACGACGGATTGGCGTTCATTGCTACGCCTGGGCTGCCCAGGTAGTAGATCAGCGAGCTGTCATCGCTGGGCAGGGTGCCCACATCCTGAACGGCGATACCGGGATCGGGTTCCGCCCAGCCAGCCCGTACCCGAATGGCCGTCATCGGCCGAACTTGGGTACCGGGCGCCTCTGGCATCAACGAGAACTCGGCATCGTCTGTCCACAGGATGGTCGCACCGGCCGGGGTGCCCTCCATCACCACCTGCGCCGATCCGGTAACCGCGTCAGACGGCATCTTAGCGGTATAGATCACGTTGGTCCATACGCCCGCCGCCAGCGTAGTCGTGCCGGAGGTGCTGATCATCACTTGATCAGTGTCGGCGTCGTACCCGTATATGCAGAGGTGAATGCCCCAGGTGGCAGCGCAACGCGCCCAGATGCTGATTCGGTACCACTGGTCCGCGTCAACCGAGTATTGATCGGTGGTGATCGTCGGACGGAACGTCACCCCGTCTGGCACCAGCTTCCCCGAGTACGACCCCGAATGGAACTGGGCTGTATCGGCGGTCAGCGCGCCACCTGCCGCCGTCCAACCAGCGGTCGTGTTGTTCTCGAACCCGGTGTTAGAGTTTACTACCGTGTTACTACCGGAAGCCACCGTGTAACTGACGTACGGCCCTTCCAGATTGGTCGGATCGAACCTGCGGTCTTCGTTGCGCAGAGTCAGCGAGCAGGTGCCAGTCTCGTATTTAAGAATGGGGCCGTCTGCTCGGTTGCTTCCGCGCCTGAGCGAACCTGAGCTAACGTACTGGGTGATGTCGCTCCAGATGAAATCTGGCGCCAACGTGGCAGTGTCCAGGACCCCCCGTGTCGGGTCATCCAGATGCATATAAGTGGAGGTATCGGCACTGTCTCCACCAAACCCGGCTTCGATGAATAGCGAGGGAAGCCGTGGCCCGGCCTGGGTGGTAGCCACCGACGCGTGCTCGCTGGTCGTGCCACTATCGGACACATCCAACACGGTCGCCACGGTCAGCGCAGAGCTGTCGGACAGCGTGCCGGAGTCAGTTACCGGTTTATCGGTGGATACCGCCGTCGAGGTGACGGCAATAGGCGACCCACCGTAGGTCCAGCCCCAATCGGACAGATTCGAAACCGAAGTGCCGGACCGGGTGGCCTCGTGCGAGGTACCGCACAGGTCGCGGACTTTCTGGGTAGCCTGATCCTGCTGGTCGAACGGCCAGACCGACATCGCAGCATAGCCGATCCAGGGCGACAAACCGGCCGCCAGGTTCTCCACCTGGGCGTCGGCCAGCACTCCGCCAAAAACACCAGCAACGTGAATCCGGCCCTGCAGCCGGTCCCCACCCTGCCAATCGCCAAACCTAACAGTTCCACCCGCACCGGCCGAGGCGCCATCGGAGATGGACGCATCACCGTCCTGATGGGTCCATGCCCCCGTGCTGAACACGTATTTGTGCATGCGCGGGGTGGCTGTGCCGCTGGCCTTGCTACAAGCGATCAGAACCCAACCATCAGCGCCGGTTACGGTGAACGTGCTGGCCGCAGATCCCGACGCATGACCAAACACTACCTTGTTGCTCGGGTTTAGTTGGATGTAACCGGCCGCCGTACCGCCCGAACTGTGCAACGCGATGGGGGTTCGCCACACGCTGTCGGTGAACACGTTCATCACCACGGCGTATGTGGTGTTGCCCAGCGTACGCGTCCACAACGCGCCGATGGCGCAGCGCAGCGAGTCGCTTGCGCCAAATACTCGCGCCACCGCTCCCCCTCAACTCGTTAGTTGGTCTGGTACTCCAGCGACACTGCAACAACCTCACAATCGCCGGTGGCGGTGTCGGATCCGTTGCTCGCCTCCCTGGACAAGTAAATGACTACCCAGTCGTTCGCCGCAACTGAATCGTTGGTGGTCAGCGAGATGCTACCCTCGCCAATCTTTCCGGCTGTGGTGGCCGGGACAGCTACCGTCGCAGTATTCACGGCGGCAAACGCCTTGGCATCGGCGTCGGTCGAGTCCACACCGGCGGTATAGGCTGCCACCCGCCCGCCGATGACCACGTTGCCGGTGGTGGCCGAGGTCATCTTGAACTGAACCTTAAGCACCGGTGTGTTATTATAATCAGCTGGCATGCGGAAAGACCACATAATGCGCTCAATCGTGCTGGCGTCGAACGAGGCCTGAAGGAAATGCGGTGACGGGGCAGAGGCCGACGATTTGACCCGCATGAGCGCCGGACCTTCGTTGCCGCTGGTCCCGTCGCCGGTAATGGCCGCCGTGATCGGCAGCAAGATGGTGGCGGTGGCCACAGGTGGCGCGCCTCCTCTCTAATTGACACCAGGACATACGTCCCGATAGACTAGGCCCGTAGCGGCAGGGTTTGTTCCGTTGAGCCGGAATCGGTGGCGCGCCGTCTGTTGACCACGGCGGAAGAGGGTGGCGCGCCACCGCTTCTGTTATGCCAAACTAAGCGTAACGGTCAGTACCCAGACGTTGCCCGCACTCTTGGTCCCCAAGGCCTCCACCTTGCGGTTAAGCATCCGGCCACCACTGCTGGCGGTGAACAGACCCCACTCCGCCCAGGCGAAGTTGGCGTCGGCCGACCCGTAGGTGGCCTGGAACTGGATCGACGCGTTACCACTGGCCAACCCATCGGTGTGCGCTGGGAAGGTAGCGTTCATGCCTCGACGTAGCTTGTTGGTGGCCGCTTGCAAGTCGGATTGGCTGGCTGCCGCTGCGGTAGCGCTATCGCCCACCCCAAGATAGGCATTGGACGCATTGGCGTAGGTCAGCGCCTGCCCTGCTGTGCTGGTGCCGTTGCCGATCAGGCATTGCCAAATCAACGACGCCCCGCCATACATCAACAGGTTCCCGGGGATGGTCAGAACGTCATAGGGACGATTCCAGCCGTCCCGATATTTGGCCACACTGGTTAGACAGGACCAGCGCAGGACATCGACAGTCATCTAGCTCCTCCAGCTCTTGCCGCGTGCCCGCTCGTAGTCCTTGATACGCTTGACGATGGCCTCACCAACATCGGCCGGGTGCGCCCCAGATGCGGGATCGACCACGACATTGATATTGTAGGTGCTGCCACCACCTGCCATCTCAGGCGTGGCCAAGTATTCAGTCCCTCCGGTTCCATTGAACACTGGGTTCCAACCCCGTGCCAAGGTGAGCGACCCAGTGTCGGCGTGCAGACCATAACGCATCGAGAACAGACCGTCTTTAGCGCCTCGGGCACCAGACCCGTAGTGCACACCCTGAGATCCGTTGGATTCGACATTAACGCCGTTCAACGTTCCAGCCATGTGGCCAACACCAGCGTTGGTGACTCCCACCTGGAACGGCGAGATCGCGTTGCGAAGGAACCCGGACGGACCGGACCTGCCACCGGTGAAGCTGTGCGTAGAAAACAGTCGGCTGTAGGGGCTCTTGCCATGGATCACGTTGGTGATCGCTGACATGAAACCAGAGCAGTCGTAGCCGCCCGGACCGACGCCGCCCCAGACGTAAGGCTTGCCGGACTGGCTCTTAGCCCAGTTCAGTGCGTTGGCATAGCCCTTGCCGCCGATGATGCCGAACGACGAAATCTTGGACTTGATCCAGCCCCAGACCTTGTCGTTGATCCACTTGGGCAGGCCCGCCACCTGGTCCCGGATCATACCCGCGCCAGGAACCTTGCCGCCGGTAATCTTATCCAGTGCGCTACGGAATGCCTTCAGCGGATCCAGGATGGAGAAGTTCTTGAGACCCTTCATCAGGCCGCCGACCACACCGCCGATATCGAAGTGTCCAGCAAAGCCCCGGACTACGCCGCCATTGGCGAACCCGATGCCCTCGCCGCCCAGCTTCCCGCCACCGACCAGCCAATCCCGGACAGCGGACGGGCCACCGCGCCTGGCCAACGCGTTGGCTTGGGTGACCCAACCCGGACCAACAGCCCGAGTGAACTCTGGCCGGAAAATGGACTCGCCTGGACTGACCGCTGCCAGCAGGCTGTCCTTACCGGGCGCATACCCCGGCATGATGCCGCCCTTGGCAAACGTCTTGACGCCACCCGGGTCGACCTCATGACCCACCATCTTGGACAGGTTACGTACCAGCGGCCGGATGCCGTTGTTGTAGATGCCGATCACGAAGTTAACCGGCTTGCGTGCCGCTTCCTGCAGTCGGGACCAGATCGTGGCGATCGAGCTGACCGCCCCACTGAACGCGCTCTTGATGTGGCCGAGTACGGAAGAGATTACCGACCGGACACCGTTCATCACGTTAGACGTGGTGGATTTAACCCGGTTCCAGGCGTTATTCACCACCGACCAGATGGCGTTCATCACCGAGCTGACCACGGCCTTGGCCGTGTTCCACGAGGTCCGCAAGAAACCGGTGATAAAGTTCATCGCGGCCGAGATGGCCGATTTGATCCGGTTCCAGTTGGAGATGATCAGTACGACCACGGCACCAAGTGGCCCGCCGATGATGGTGACGATCAGCTTCCAGTGATCCCGGATAAAGTTGATCACCGCGTTTACTGCGCCCATGATGAAGTTCTTGATCTGGGTCCAGTAACGCGTTACCACGGCGAATGCGATGCCTAGCGGTCCCAGCAGGATCGCTACGATTAGCTGCCAATGGTCCCGGATGAAGTTGATCGTAGTCACGACCGCGCTCTTCAACCAGTTCCAGATAGCGTTCACCGCCGCTCGGAACCAGCTGAACTTGTTATAGGCCAGCACGATACCGGCCACCAGCGCCACGATCGCAATGACCACCAGGCCAATAGGGTTGGCCGATAGAGCTGCGTTTAGCACCCATTGTGCCGCCGCCCACAGCCTGGCCCCCACGGCTGCAGCCTTCTGCGCGACCGCCGTAGCGATAACCGCTACCTTCTGCCTGGCCGAGGCCACCGCACTGGCGATCGCGGCCCGAGCCGCCTGGGCCTGCGCCACCACTAGCGATTTCAGCGCCGCCACCTGGCTCATCAGCCAGTTGCCAGCCGCCGCCGCTTTCTGCTTGGCCGTAGCGGCGGCGGTCTTCAGTGCCTCAATACGCGCCGCTGCCCAGGCCTTGGACAGCAGCAAAGCATTCCTGACCGCACCCACGCCCGATAGCGCCAGCTCTTTAATTTTCATGCCCAGCAGCCGGACGCTGGCACCGAACGTGGTGGCGCGACTGGCCCCCGAATACATGGCCGAGTTAACGTTGCGGAACCCGCCGATAAACATCCGGATCTGACCAGGAGCGGCGACCATGAACTTCATGGACGCCCAAACGCCCTTGAACCCACCGGCCAGGATCTTCAGCCCGCCACCGGCCATCGACAACATCTTAAGCTTGGACCCGAGCAGACCAACCACGACCGACCAGGCCAGCGTTTGTACCACCACCTGCCGAACCGGTCCCGGCAGATTGGTCAGCACCTTGGCCACCATGGCGATGATGCCACCCAGCGTGGTCAGGATTGGCAGCATTGCCCGCATCGTGTCGCCGAGCAGCTTGAATGTCTCGGACGCCTGCCGCTGGCCCTCGGACGATTTGGACCAGTTGGCCATCTTGGTGGTTAGCTGCTCCAGCACCGTCAACATGTCGCCGTTGGAGCCCAGGAACGAGTCGCTGGCCCCGGTCAGATTGACCAGGGTGGTGACCAGGTTCTTGCCGATTCGGCCCAGCTGACCAAAGACACCGATCGAATCGTTGGCCATGACCTTCATACGGTCCATGTTGTCAGCGTTCTTGAGCCATACCTGGGCGGTTTTTAGGCCCGCCACCGCCCAGCGCAAGAACTGATTGACCAACGGTGCACCGATCTCAGCCAGACGCGTCACAACGTCCAGCAGCGGCCGGATCGCTCCGGTCAAGATGTGCGTCGCGTCACCAGCATTCTTAAAGACCGTGGCTACACGACCCTTGAACCACTGGGTTTGCATGACCTTGGCGGCCTCAACCCCCATGCGGTTGATGTCGGTGGCCACACTCTTCATGCCCAGACTAACCGTGGGGAGCAGATTCTTGGCCACGCCTCGAAGCTGCTTGTCCAACCCCACAAACATCGAGTCCTGGACCTGACGCCGAACCTTGGTCCATTCCTTATTGAGGCTGGCCGTCTCCTTGACGAACGCCCTGGCGTTGGGCGACAGCTTCTTTAGGGCTTCGTCCAGTTTCTTAGCGTCGCCGCTGGCCACCTGCTTCATGGCGTCGCCTACGCCATACAGCCCGACCTTTAGCGTGACCGTTGCCGCCTTAACCGACAGCAGTGCGCTAGGCAACGCCGTAGTAGCCGCCGCTAGCGGAACCAGCGCCTTGGTGAGTGCCACCGCACTAGCCGCACCGATAGCCAACGACGTAAATTTGCCGACCTTCTCGATCGACTCCAGGCTCTTTTCGAACCGCCTAACCGAACCGGAGGCCCGATCGAATGTGCGCGACATTCGGTCGGTAGCCAGCAGGCTAATTGCAATGACCCTAGCCATCTGCTGATCTGCCTCCCTGTTGGTCGAACATTCGGTTCAAATCGTCCCAACCCTTGTCGTCAGCAGGCGCGCCACCTGCCTCCTGCCGCTGCCTGCGCTCTTCCGCCTGCTCACGCCGGAGCCTGGCCGTCAACCGGTCGACGGGAGCCGGAATCATCGCGTCCTTGGGTGGTTTCTTACTGGCTCGTTGGAAGTTGGCAGCTACCAAAGTGTTGGCCACGGCTCGCAACAGGTGCGAGTCCAGCGACCAATCGGCTGCCTCGCCTCGCTGGGCCCGGTCCATCGCACACCCAGGCGGCAAATGCCGGATCCAGTTGATCATCTCGCGATGGCTGACCCGCTGCCACGGATCGGGATGCCACAGGTCCTTCAGCCGTCTGCCTGGGTAATACCGTGGGATGTCTGCCTCTATCGCGGCTCCGTATTCGATCAGGAGTCGGTAGAGGCCTGCAATTCCCCCGGGTCCACGCCGCAGTAGTCCATGTAGGCGTCGAACAACGCCAACAACTTGTATTGCGGGAGCGGAACCCGGATGAACTCGGTGTACTGGACGCCGCCCATGGCCACCTTAAACATGCCAGCGATCATGTCCAGCTCACGGCCAGCCGACGCCGCGATCAGGCCCCAGCTGTCCAGCGCCTGGGCGTGCGTCATCGTCCAGCGCTTGCCGCTCCAGTGAAACACGAACTCCGACAGATCAACTTCAGACTTGAACGCATCCAGGTTGAAGTCGAACGGGTTGGAGTCATCCCTGCCCTTGACCTGCTGTACCATTTTGTTCTTCCCCTGCCTGTTCTTCCCTTTGGAACTATCTATATTGACACCGAGACACAGTAGGTGCTAGGCTGGCCACCTGCCCCTAGCGCGCGCTCTCTGACAAACCGTTCCACGTCAGACCGTGACAGCCGCCCCTACTCCCCGACATGCCCTTCCGGCCACGGGTCGTCCCCTACCCGACAGACCGTGCCACTCACGGACCGCGACAAACCCATACCGACATGTCCCCCCGGCTACAAGATCGCTACCGTGCCCTGCCCTATCCGACAATCCGTGTCATCCACGGACCCCCCCATCCATCCGACATACCGTGCCACTAGCTTACGCGGGCCCAATCCGACCACCCGTACCAACCGGCAAGCCCAATCCCCTCCGACATGCCCTCGTGACCCTGGACCGATTCACCCCATCATCGACATGTCCGACGAACCATGTCTGACCGGTTTAGCTAACCCGATCCAAGCCGACAAACCGGACCAATCTAACTCTGCCCTCGCCACTCTCGTCCCGACGACCCAACCCAGCTCGCCCAATCCCTCCCCAACGACGACGGGACACACCTATCGCAGACCAGTCCCGCATCGCGCTCGGTTCGCTCCTCTCCCTCAGCGACTACCCTCACTCGCACCGATCCCCCTACAAGCCCGACAATCCCAATCGCCCCGTGAGCGCGCCACCCTGCCGTCCAGCCCTACCCCCCGCTCAGTCGACGAGTCATTACGCGCCTATCCACAGCCATTCCCGACGATCCAAAATCCGACCCGGCCGACCTCAGTCCTGCGCACACCCGACGACCCAACCCAGCCTGTAGTCGCCCCGAGCCCGAGTCTACCCGACAACCCCAATCACCCCGATACGGGTCACCCCGATTCGACCCTCTTTCCGACGAACCCAAGCTCCCCTGCCCATTCACCCAGATTCTACCCTGCGTTTGGTATCGTCGATGATCTGCTCGATCTTACGAGTTACGCGCTGCTCGATCCCGCCCAACGACCTGGTGAAGTACCCCTCTTGGGGGGTTAGCTGGGTAACCCAGGCCTGTCGGTTGCCGAACACAGGGTGCCGCAGCAGCGGCTGACCGGTCTTTCGCTCAAAATACGCAGGCAACGCTTTCTCGCCGTCTGGCATTTTGCGCGGATTCATGAACACGAACACGCCCGCGCGCGATCCGTACCTGACCTGAACCGTTACAGCCCGGCTAAGACGTTTCCTCAGGGGTTTGTGTCCAAGAATCCGACTTTGGTTCTTTGATGGCAGGGCCATGATATTGGCCCGCACCAGCGGGACGATGGGTTTAGCTGCGTCTTTTAGCTCCTTGTTTAGCTGCCTGACGCGCTGCTTGCCATCGGCCTCTCGACTTAGCGCTCGACGCAATTCGGTCAGCTGACTAGTCCCGGTTACTCGAAACTCGATCGACCGTCGGTTGGCCATGGCAAGCAGCTCCCCAGTCTACTAGGAGGTGGCGCGCGATAGCGTGCCGGTACCCGGCCAGCTGACCGAAGTGGTGGCCAGGTCGCCCACATCGCCATCGATAGGGCTGTACTCGGCTACCAGCACCGACCCGCTATACTGCGGGTTAGTTGAGCTGTTTGACGCACTGGTGGCCTTAACGGTCACCGCAGTAACAGTGCCAAGCAGCGGCCAGACGGTTTGGTCAACCGCACTAGCAGCAAAGTCAGCGTTGAAGTCGATATCCATCGACCATTCCTTGAGACCGCCGATACGCGACCGGTAGGTGTCGCCCATCGCCGTGTCCTCCTGGTCATCGACCTTGATCTGAAGAGTGACCGAGGTGATCCAGTCCGACAGGTCCACCGAGTTTACGGTAACGGTGGCGTCAGTCAGGGTGAACGTAGCCATCTATTCCCTCTCTGCCTTAAGCGATGGCGATGGCGCCAGCGACGCTGAATGTGCCGGTGATGGCGGACACATTGAATCGGTAGTAGGTGTCGGTGATCGGTCCCGCCACCCGGGTCATCCAGGTCCCGCCGGTGGTCGTAACCGGACCGAGCGTGGCGCGCGTAGTCGGTGACGAGAACCCAGCATTGTCGTCTGACTGGAGCTGAACCGTTACTGTGGTACCCGCGCTGAACACGTGCAGCGTGGCGTACAGGTATTGACCAGTGCCCACCTGGCTGTTGGTGGACAGACCGGTCAGACCCGAACCCAACACGCCGGTAGCCGACACATTACCCTTGGATTTGGCAATCTGTCCGCGCACCACGCCGATACCATCGGTGCTCATCACTGAAACGCTGAATGGGGCGATATCGCCCAGGTCCCCGAAGATCTCGTAACTGAACTTTCCGCCCAGATACATGAACGCGGGACTGCCAGCCACGCTGCCCGTAGGCGATTGCGTCACTGGCTCGTTACTGTTCCCGATGGTGGAGAACATCTCAGGGTCCACCTGGCCAGTACCGGCCTGCCAGAACCCATCGAGATCGCAGCTAACTTCACGCAGACCGCCGACCCGAGATTTCCACCCATTGGTACAAAAAGTGGTGGTCTCCTGGTCGTCTACCTTTACCTGCAGGCTAGCCGAGCTGGAGTCGCAGGTAAAATCGTACCCGCCGATCCAGGTGGTTACGTCAGTAAGAACAAACGTGCTCATTCGGCCACACCCCCCTTGTCCTTACCCTTGGCCCCCTTGGCTTTGGTATCAGCAACGGTAAGCTCTTCTAGGTGGACGCCCATGAGTGCCTCGATGTTGGCGTGCCAATCCAACAGTGTGCCCTCCGAGACCGTGTCCCCGGGCGCCACGCCCGCCACACTGCATGGCCCGACGATTTTGTATTCCTTCATGCTAAGTATCCCCCCCTCATTGGCCTCGGGCTATCACCAGCAGGTCAAACACCCCACCGTAATAGCTGATCTGCCCGACCTCTTCCTGGGTCATCGGCCGAAACGCCACAACCACGCAGTCATCGACCACACCCCCCAAAGTGCGGTCACCTTCAATCGCCAGGGGGATCGAATTGTCTCCGGTCACATCGGCATAAGACGCCATCGCCATCTGCCCGATCCGGTCCAATGTGGCCGACACCAGCACATAGACCGAGAACCTGAGCTCGAACCTGCCTCGTCGGAACGTAGTCCGGTAATTTTCAATGGGCGGCACACTGACAACGGCGTGCGGAGGGTTTACTTGATCGGGCAGGAACGGATCGGACCTTAGGCCAACCACAGTCTCCAACCGGTCCTGTACCGCCTCCATTATCGCCTGAACGGTTGGCGCAGTCACGCTACCTCCCGATAGTCAAACGGAGGATCAGACCGAACCAATACGTCAATCGGCGCGCGGCGCGCCACCGTGTCCGTCCCGCGATCCCAACGCACTCGGCCTCTTTGGTCGGTGTCGTACTGAAACACCCGCATGAACAACGTATCGATCAGATGAAGCTCGACCCGATGCGTGATCAGATGATCGATCCCATGCGCCATCAGCCAGTCGCAAACGCTGGCCCGAAACTGATCGCCCCTACTCAGGTAATCGACGTCATTGGCGTCGATAACAGTAAGCCGCATCAGCCCACCAATACCGGATCGCGGCGGTAGGGGGCCACCATCCCCCAGGCCAATGGATTTTGCTTAACCCGGACCGCGCCAAATTCGCCAAACCCAGCCACGCCGAACGGGGCGTCTTTCAGCTTAAAAGTCTCCTCCGCGACAATCAGCGTAGCTTCCTTTACCGGGTCTGGTACCGTTGCCCAGCCCCACCTGGCGGTAACCTGCAAACAGGGGTGGCGCGCTAGGTAGCTGAAATATCGGCTCTCGGTAGCCACCAACCGGAAATACGGCCAGCCGGGGGTGCCGCTGACCACCCCGTTCAGCGGCTCAGCTTGGAAATCGCTGGTGTCCCAGGTAACCTCGTACGCACCGTCATCCGCCTCGTCGGTCTTTACCACCAGACCAACCTGAGTGTGAAAGTCGTCAACCTCGGACATGTACCAATCGTCCGGACGGTAGATACGGGCGCTGGCCGATCCGGCATCGTTAAACTGGCGGTTGCAGCAGTTCTCAATACCACGTGAAGCGGTGGCCAGAGCAGCGCTGCAGCGACCATCGTCCCGTGTGTCCGACTGGCCGATACCAAGCCTGCTCTTAAGGTCCAGCAGTGTGGCGTAGTTGTCACCCAACGGCATTGATTACCCCCGTCCGGACGGCGCGCGCCACCCCTTGCTCAATGCTCACCCTGGGCCGATAAAATGATCTCATCAATACTGAGTCGCCAACGCGATGCGCCACCCCGGTCGGGGCATCGGGCTTGGTCAAAAACTCCGGCCGGTACTCGGCCTCGCTGGCGAACATCTCGGCCAGCTCAACAAGCGACGTACCGACACCGGTGGCCAGATTTACCGGACCAGCCACCTGCTGTCGCACCGCCTCCAGCGTTCCCCTAACCACGTCGTCTACGTGGATGAAGTCGCGCACCTGCTGGCCGCTGCCCCAAACCTCGAACGGGTTGACCCGGCGCAACGCCCGATCACGGAACGCTCCGAACGGGAAATAGCTGGACTGATATTCGCCGTAGCCGCTAAATGGCCGGACGACCGTAACTCGGCCACCCGCCGCCCGGTAATGCCCCGCCAGCATCTCGCCGGTGATCTTGGTCCAGCCGTAAGAAGCGTCCGGCAACCCGATCGTATCGACCGACAGATCGATCTGGTCTTCGCGCAGCGGGATCGAGCCCGGCCCGGTTTGCAGCGATACCGGATAAGCCGCGCTGCTGCTGATGTAAACGAGGTGCTCCGGCTCGGCCCGAGCAGCCCAGCTAAAATAGGCCGCGTCCAGCTCCAGGTTGCTGGCCCCAACCTGCAGCGGGCATCCGTCGATGGCTAGCCGCCACGGACTGACCGCCGCGCAGTGAATTGCCAGATCGTATTTGTACTGGTCGGTCCGAAACAGGTCCAGCGCGTCCCAGGACGGTCGATCGGCTATGTCGCAAGCGGCTACATCGTACCCGTTGGCCTTCAGCTCCTCGACAAAACGACGTCCCAGGAAGCCCGAGCTTCCGGTGACCAACGCGTGCATTGACATCGCGTCATCCTATCTGATACGCTGTTGGCAACTGGCCACCGCCGTGGTCGAGCCGGTGCTCCAGGGGGTGGGTCGCCTTGAGCCCTGCGGCGGTGGCCAGCCCTATTGACAACCCCACACCCCAAACAGATAAGATCCCTTGATGCGCGGTCTGGCGTCGCTGGACACATATGCTGCGATCTCAAACCCGGCCGCCTTCAGCATGCGTTCCACGTCGTTGCGACTCCATGCCCACAGGTGCTCCAGATTGGAATCGTCCCAGGCATCCACCGGCGTGCTTAGCACCAGTTTCTTAGTGCGCTTTCGGATCTGCGTCAGCACACCGGCCGGGTCGTCCAAATGCTCGATCGTCTCTGAGCAGATAAACAGATCCACCCTAGGAATAGCCTGCAACGTCTGCTCAATGCTACCGTTCAACGGCCAGCCCGGTGCCAGGTCTCCGTAGTATTTGACCTCAGCATCAGTCTGGTTGAGCAGAGTCCCATTCCCGCAGGACAGATCGGCGGCAGACGCCACCGAACCGGCCAGCCATCTGATCATCTCGCTGGTTACTCCAACACGCAACAGATGGTCTGGCCACCGCCTGTGGTCGTGCGGAACGTCGTACATTCGGCTCAGCTGCTTGTCGCCTGGAGTGTCACGGAGTCGTTTCATCGGATTCAGTCTCTTAGCTTGGAGATGCGCGCCACGTCCTCTGCCAGACCAAACCGCCGGTACTCGCTCCAACGCTGCCGATCGGCGCGGTATTGGCTATCGCTGTTAACCCTGCGATAGCCATCGTCCCAATCGGACCGACCGGCCAGCGGATGCCGGTGCTCGATGATTACTTCTGGTAGGTACGAGATGCATTTGGCCAACTCGCCCCAGGCGCGCCACGCGTTGTCCACAAACAAGTGGCCAAACGCCGGTGGCGCCATGTAGCCGATCGTCTGGACGATGTCAACCGTCATCGCGCACTGGGTGGGGAGCTTTCGGCCCTGCAGCAGGTCATTTCCGTACACGATGCCTGTGCCGAGTTTCTCCAACGCCTCCAGATAAAAGCTGTCCCAACCCCGGGTGATCGGCCGATGGTCGTCGCCCATGAATCCGACGGCGATCGGTGCCCGCTCTCGCAACAGTTTAGCCGAAGCCCAATTCAGCGCCTGCACCATGTTCCGACTAGGGGCTTGCCAGGTGTAGTCCGGATAAGCGTCTCTGGTCGGGTCGTTGTCGTCCACCACCGGCAGCATCGTGGTGCGCTCAGTGCAGGTCGCCGCGAACTCCAGCTCAAGCTGGCGAATAGCGTCTGGGCGTTCCCTGGACGGTACGATCACCACCAGCTTGGGCGAGCCATGCTCGGTCACTCTGCCTCCACCGGCTGGATCTCCTGCGCGACGCTGCCGTACTGTGTCTCCAGCAGCCGGTACAGGTCCTCGGTCACCCAAATGTTCTTGTAGTGATTGGTCTGCACGCCCGTGTGCACCATTACCGGCGCCCCGGTCGCGTTCACCCGGTAACAAAACGACAGGTCCTCGCTCACTGGTTTACCGTCGGTCTGCTTGGTGGGATCGAACCAGACAGTCGCGCCACCACTGTCCGATCGGATTTTCTCCAGGATCGACCGGTGGATCAGCAGACAAGCCGCACCGGTGCCCGCCACCCGCATCAGCGTATTGGCCGGATAAGTTCGCATCACGCTGAACCCAAAAGTGCCCGTCTTATCCTTGGCCCAGCCATACAGGGTTGGAAACGCTCGAACCTGAAATCCGCCCATGCCATCAGGAGAGTGCTCTTTCAGACCGAAGCACAGCGCGCCGACCACCGGATACTCCGCTGGCCCGGCCGCCTCAACCAGCCGGTCCACCGTATCCGGTTCAAACCCCATATCCGAGTCAATCAGCCAGAGCCACTCAGCTTGGGATTCGTCCAGGAAGTGGCGCGCCACCGTGTTACGCCCCTCCGGCAAATTGCCAGGACCGCACCTGAACATTACCGGACCGCCGCCTCGGACCACCCGGGCGCTGTGCGCCAGATCGTAGCCGATCAGCCGGTGCATCGATTCCTGGAAACTGTGGCTCACGTGATTTGGATGAAGATACGCGGCCAGAACTGTCCCAGCCAGTATCTCAGTCACGCGGGGGGTCGGCCTTCCTGACGCGCGGCTTGCGCGGCGGCAGGTCCCTAGTCTCACCCGGACGAGCGGTAGCGGTCTCGGGAACCGACGAGCTGACTCGCACAGGGTCCGGACTGAATAGCTCCGGACGAGCCTTTACGAAGGGGTCGTCAGCGCGCCACGCCTGCGTCTGATTGATCCGCACCCGGCTGCCCTGCCAGTTCACCACTGCTTCGCAGTTGGGGTAAACGTATGTTGCCATGTTCATTCTTCCCTTTTGGCCTAACGTGCGTTTGGAAACAGTATAGCGGTAAAACGCCAGTTGGGCCACTGATTGACTGGGTGGCACATACTCTGCTAGCATAGAGGCCGGATCTGACGACCCATTCCGACTTCCCACCAGACCGAGGCCGAAACCGACGATCCCGCCCTTGACCGAACCTTGTCGCCCCACCCGACTTATCTGCGTCCCACCCTTCCCGCGCTGACTACCCTACGCCGTGCGTCATCGGCTCGACTCGGATCCGACACACCCGCCCTTGTTCCGTGCCTTCCCCTAGACTCTCCACCCCGACGATCCAGACTAACTCGCGTCAGCCCAGACCAAACCGACGTCCCAAGTCGGGCCTACCACTGGTCCATCCCTGTCCGACACGCCGGATCTTCCACGAGTAATCCCTAGCCGACAGTCCAGACCGATCAACCGACGACGATCCAAGACATAAGCCCGCCCACCCCTAGCCGACAACTCTAGTCGGATCTTTTCGCTGACGCCCCTAGCCTGTGCCGACGTACCAAGTCC